CAGAGGATAGTCTTCGAGCAGAACACTCCGGCAGTTCGCAACAAGTTCGTCGCAGACGCATCGTTCCAACTCAGTCTCATCCAGACACAGGCTGGTGTAGAAGCGTTCCAAGTCGTGATGAACGAGTCAAACAACACACAAGAGGACATGGACCTCAACAGGCTCAACGGAAGAATCGTCGTGGTTCCGACCCGTGTGGTGGAATACATCGCGATCGACTTCATCATCACAAATAGTGGTGTACAGTTCGTCTGAAAATCGACGTTAGGCACATAGTTAGAAAGAAATTGGGAGCAGATAAATGGCACAACTGAAATTCGGAAGCGCAGGCGTAACGGCAAGAGAGATCGACATCTCGGGTCCAACTACGCAACAGCCTGTCGGTATACCTGCAGGAATCGTCGGAACCTCATTGAAGGGTCCGGCGTTCGTCCCGATCACAGTCGGTACTCTCTCTGACTGGTATGCGAAGTTCGGCGCGACAGACGGAAAGAAGTTCGGACCTCTCGCAGTCGTCGAGTGGCTTCGCAATGCACGTTCTGTTACCTACCTCAAGGTCCTCGGCGCCGGCGACGGACGCAAGAGAGATGTTGAGTCAGGAAAGGTTACATCTGCCGGCTTCGTCGTCGGCGAGAACCTTCCCTACACGCTCGGCGACGGAGTCGTCGACGACGGCACTCTCGCTAGCAACCCGTACGCTGTTGTTGGTGGAGACGAAGGTCGACTCTTCTTCCTCGGATGCCTCATGTCTGAGTCGCTCGGCTCGACATTCTTCAGCGAAGCGGGTCTACAGGGCAACGGCTCGGTCACACCCGGTGCCAACACGGCCCTCCCCATAATCAGGGGTGTTCTCATGGCACCTTCCGGCGTGTTCTTGACACTCTCGGCATCTGTACCAGGCGTCGACAGCACACCGCCGGATTCCACTACGGTTGGTACGTTAGGTGATTCTTATGGATCAGCGCTCGGTTCTGTCGTCCTCTCTGCGAACGGAACACCGAAGCAGGAGGTCACTCTCTACCTCAACGGTCACAAGGGAACAGACTCGCGCTACCCAAACTCTCTGACTGTCTCCTTCGATCCCACGTCGAACAACTACTTCGGTAAGGCACTCAACACCGACCCCGCGAAGATCCAAGAGACAGGACACTTCCTCTACGCCAACTGGGAGGTCCATCCCTCGCTCGCCGTCGTCACAGGATCGGGAATCATCTCCGCGAGCAGAGGCGCCGGAGCACCTGGCAATGCCTCCTCTGAGCCGAGCGCGTTCCTGGTCACCTCTGCACTTTCAAGAAACACAGGTGACGTCGACGTTCCCAACTACGAGTCGTTCGAGGACAGGTTCACGCACGCGACCTCGCCGTGGCTCATCTCTCAGAAGTTCGGTGGAAAGGCCCAGGACCTCTTCAGGCTCCACGCTCTCGACGACGGCGCAGGCAACTCGACACGCTTCAAGGTGTCCGTCGAGAACCTAACGCCTTCTACTGACCCTCTCAACAAGTACGGTTCCTTCACAGTCGTCCTCCGCGAGTGGACTGATAGGGACCAGGACAAGAAGAACCTTCCCAACGAGGTCTACTCAGGCGTCAACCTCGATCCTTCGTCGGACCGTTACATCGCCAAGGTGATCGGCGACGTCCACGCATACTTCGACTTCGACCGCGAAGAGTCACAGCAGAAGCTCGTCGTCGAGGGTAACTACGAGAACAAGTCCAACTTCGTCCGTGTCGAGGTCCATCCCGACATCGAGAACGGCTTCGTCGATCCGATCGCCATGCCAATGGGCTTCAGAGGCGTTTCTCACCTCATCACATCGGGATCTTCGCCCCTTCAGGACTTCGGCGGCAGTGAGAATGGCGTACTCGACTTTGACAACTTCTCGAAGAGGGCGATCACGCCTCCCCTTCCCTTCCGCAGGAAGGTCACATCTGCAGAGGAATGGACTGCCAAAGAGCAGGTCAACTCCAAGTTCTACTGGGGCGTCCAGTTCGAGCACCCTGAGTCACTCGTGAAGAAGAACGGAAGCATCCTTCCCAACGGATCTCTCAAGTCCTTCGCGAAGTACTTCCCCGATTTCGCAGTCGGAGATGCATCGTTCCTCGTGGGCAACAACACGGGAGCCGTCGACACTGCCGCGCTCGGCATCGTGGATGCAGACAGGTTCTGCAACAACCTCTTCACTCTCGAGAACCTGCAGGTCGTCACAGGATCGAACGGTCTCGCAGATCCGAACAAGTGGGTCAAGGCGGTCTACGCCCGCGGCGGCAACCCAGGCGGCGTGAATCTGACGGAGCTCGGAACCGACGCAGACAAGGTCAGGGCCTTCAAGGTGGAGGACATCAACTCCAACAAGCAGTTCGCCAAGTTCTCCTTCATCATGCAGGGCGGATTCGACGGCGTCAACATCTTCGATGCAGATGAATCTGCCATCAACAACAACGCAGTCATGTACGACATGGTATCGACCGCAGGCCGCGGCCTCGAGAACGGTCCCAACGTGAGGACCTACCTCAAGGCGATCGAGGTGATGAAGAACACAGTCAACGTCGACATACAGCTCTTCGCCATCCCGGGGCTCCGAGAGCCGATCATCACGGACGCCGCAACGTTGGCCGTGGAGGAGAGGTTCGACGCGATGTACGTCATGGACGTCGAGCAACTCGACGAGAACGGCGACGACGTCATAACTGACTCACAGCTTCCCTCTGTCATACAGTCTGTCAACAACTTCGTGAACCGCTCGGTCGACTCCTCCTTCGCCGCCGCATACTTCCCCGATGTTCTCTACCGAGACCCGACGGGAGTCAACATGCAGGTGCCACCTTCTGTCCTCGTCCTCGGTGCTCTCTCACTCAACGACTCAGTCGGACACCCCTGGTTCGCTCCCGCAGGCTTCACGCGTGGCGCGCTCCCAGACGCGGCCCTCGAGCCTCGCGTTCGCCTCGGCCAGTCCGACATGGACAACCTCTACAACGTCTCGATCAATCCGATCGTTGCCTTCCCAGGTGCTGTCAAGAGCGGAACGAATCCAAGAGGCGGCATCGTGGTGTGGGGACAGAAGACGCTTCAGGTCGCGGCATCTGCTCTCGACCGCGTCAACGTACGTCGTCTCCTCATCGACATCCGTCGTCAGGTCCGCGACATCGCACAGACGATCCTCTTCGAGCCGAACCGTGAGGCGACACTCGCCCGTTTCTCTGCCGCAGTCACGCCTCGCCTCCAGAGGATCCAGGCCCTCTCCGGTCTCGAGAGGTTCAAGGTCGTGATCGACTCATCGACGACGACACAGGACGATATACAGAACAACACGATCCGTGGTAAGATCTTCGTGCAACCAACGAAGAGCATCGAATTCGTCTCGCTCGACTTCGTGGTCGCCAACAACCTTACACAGATACAGTGAGAAATAAATGAGAATAACACGAAACCAGTTAACCGATCTTATTAATGAAGAGATTTCCTCGGCCCTCCTGGAGCGTCAGAACAGGCGCCTCCTGGAGAATGCAATGGATCCCGCGGAGTTCGACTCGATATCGATGGACGACCTTCTCTACTTCGCGAAGAAGTACGCGTCTCTTCCCGACACCATGAGAAGGAATCTCGACCTCATCCTCGACGGTCGTGGAGAAAGCGTCACGGCCGAGGAAGTGGAAGAGCTTCAGGATCAACTTGGCGGACACAACGACGAACTCGACCAATATCTCGAGGAAGCTCACAAGACAGCACAGACAGACGACGATGACGACGGCACTTACGCCGCTGCCTACCGTGCGAACCGCTGATTAAATCGAAAAAACAAAGAAGGAGGACAGGATGAGAGATTCCTGTCCTTTTTCATAGGTTCATCTCGTACACAACATTCTCACATCCCCATATCTTGACGACTCCTGCGGCTTCTGCCACATCGGATTCTGTTAGTCCGTTCTTTGAGTCAGCCTTGTACTTGAATCGATTGAATCGATTATCGAAGTCGGTCCACCAAAACCGAGGCGGTGTCCTGTTCACTACCTTGAAACCAGCTGCCGCGTAACCACTTCCTGAGCCACCGTGTCGGGTGTCTACGTACGTCATTAGTTTTGTGTAGTCTTTCTCTCTGCACCACGACACTGCAACCTCGACGAGTCGACTGAGTCCACCCGGAACATTGTGATACTTCTTTGGACAGCACCTCGCGACCTCCATCACTCCGTCCTTCTTGTGAAAGGGTCTCCTCACAGAGAGAGAATAGACGAGAACATCGCCCTGAAAGAGACCCCAAGCTGCCGCCGCGGCGACGTCGCCGTCTATGTGATTCTCATCGAAGAACTGTGATCTCTCTGCAGTTGTCAATTGTCGAACCGAGCACTTCCTCGCCCCGACACGAACGTGAGACATCTTCAAGCGCGAGACGATCATCGACTTGATTATGTCTGGTTTGTCCCTCCACTCATCTTCAAAAACATGGACGAGAGTTATTCCCATCTTCGAGGCGGAGATCGTTTTATTGGAATGATAGCTCGACGACCGACCGGCGTGAGAATGCCAGTAGAGCCCGTTGTACTCGACTGCCACGCTCTTTGATTCCACGTGAATGTCAAGCTCAAGCCCGCCCGGGAGGACTGACCTGTCGTTCCTCTTCACCCCCACCCCGAGGCTCTCCACCCATTTGGCGACCATTTCTTGGGCCAAAGAACCGCCGGGAGAACACTTGAAGCACTTGCCGTACTGAAGAGACCTGAGGGATCCAAAGAACACCTCGTTACATCCGATGCACTGCACCTGTATAGCCTTCTGCGCGTCATTGACGTAGCTTTCTAGCCCTCCAATCACTTTCAACTTTCCCCGAGCCTCCACACGATCTCTGATCTCGTCGGAAGGTAGCCGCTTCATGCCGTCGAGTCGCTTCCTGATGCTCTCCTGTCGCATCACCAAAGAGACATTCATCGACATCGCCGCTACCCTCTCGTCGCTCTCCTTCGTGAGGCCCTTGGACCACGGAACTGCTTCTCCTGTCGAGTACTTCTCCTTGAGCCCAGCTGCTGCCGCTGCCACTCTCTCGTCTTCTTCGGCAGTCAGACCTTTGTTCCACGCGGCGATGGTGCCCTCATCGAACGCAGTCTTTCTTCCGACCGACGTTGCCTCTCCTCGCTTCCTCACCCTCTCGTCGCTCTCCTTCGTGAGACCTTTGGCCCACGATTGTTTGCCCTTGAGAGACTGGGACCGCTGCTCAGATATCCTCACTGCATCCTCAGTGCTGCATACCTTGTAGATGCTGCCGTTGTGTCCGTTCACCACCTTCGAGTAGCCGTTCCACCAACCGTTCCATTTTGTCTCTGCACCGCACCCACAAGCACACCTCACGGGTCCTCCGTTGATGCCGTCCCACACCTCCTTCGATGTCTTTCCGTGCTGCTGCATCAGGTGCGCCTCGAAGGACGTCAGCCGCTTGCTGCTGAAGCCTTGACACATGGGACACACTGCAGACTTCAACTCCTTACCTTCAATAGCACCCATCTGTTTTTACTCCTTGCTATGAATATAATAATAGATCAAAAAAAAGACAAAAAAATAAAATCGTCTATAATTAAATCTGTCCTGATCATAGGAGAAATAGGAGAAATAACATGGCTGCTGAGACACTTGACGTAACATCGATGATTCCTGCGAAATTCGAACCAAAACGTAAAAACAGATGGGTGCTTATGATCGAGGGCATCGACGCCTACATCATCAAGACCACGGCTCGTCCCACGATCACGACGGAAGAAGTTGAAGTTCCCTTCATCAACTCCCGCCGCTACCTCGCAGGCAAGACCACCTTCGGCACCATGGCCGTCACCCTCCACGATCCCATCGCTCCCTCGGGCGCGCAGCAGGTCATGGAATGGGTACGCACCCACTTCGAGTCGGTCTCGGGCCGCAGCGGTTACGCCGACTTCTACAAGCGCGACATCCAGCTCAAGATGCTCGATCCCGTGGGAACCGTGGTCGAACTCTGGGACATCAAGGGCGCGTTCATCACCGAGGCCAACTTCGGTGAAGTGACGTACGAGGACGGTGGTCCGATGGAGATCAGTATGACACTCCGATTTGATAATTGCGTTTTACAATTTTGACATAAACATTCGACAATCGCAAAGAACAAAAAAGCGAAAGTCGAATATACAAGTAAAGAGGTCCGTGGTATACTTACTACCATGGACCTTTCCACATTTATATGCCCTGTGTGCAAAGAATACGAATCAAGCGATCTTGATTCTATCAGAATTCACAGTCAAAAGAAGCACAAGCTCTCGTCTATCGAACTTTACAGTCATCTATTCCTGAATGGCACTGAAGTCAAATGCGCCTGTGGTTGTGGTGAGGTTCCCAAATTCTGGTCTCTTCAGCGAGGATTTGCCAAGTACGTCCGTGGTCACTCTGCGCGGGTCAACAACAACTGGGGTCACAACGAGGCAGCAAGGGAGAAGAGCCTCAAGAAGCGGAGAGATGAAGGCCTCTGGAGTCGAGATCCTTGGAACAGGGGAAAGACGAAAGAGAACGATACAGAATTCGCAATTATTTCTGAAAGAGCTTACAACTCTGCAAAAGAGAGGTCAAGAAAATCTCAAAAGATGCGAGATCAATGGCAAACAAATAACATCACTCCTCTCACTGGCTCCGCCCACTCCCAATGGCGAGGCGGCACCTCTGCCCTCGGTCCCCTCTGCAGGTCGAAGATCTATCGCACATGGTCCTTCCCAAAACTCCAGGCCGCAGGCTTCAAGTGCTCTCGTTGCGACGCCCCCAGGGACCTCGAGGTGCACCACGACGGAGAGAGATTCGCAGAGATCATGCACAAGGGCATCGCGGCCCTCGGCGAGCCGGGCGAGGACTGGGACCGCAAGGAGTGTTTCGCTGAGTGGGTGGTCTGGTACCACGCAGAGCACGACGTCTCCGGGCTCGTCCTGTGCGCTACGTGTCACGCAGCGGAGCACGGGGCTCAACTCACGGAATCTTGTACTTCGGAGATGCTATTGTGAAAGAGCTCGTGACGACGGGATTACCTATCACCATCTGTGCGGCGTTCGCGTAGCCGTTGAGATAATCTCCCGTCGTCCATCCTCCGCCCACCCTGAAGGGTGAAGTTATGTTTATTCCGGCGATCGTCCAAGTCGCTCGAACTGTGCCGTCGACGAAGACCCTGAACACGTTTCCCGCTCGTGAAACTGCAACGTGATGAAAAACATTTTCACTTGCAATGTAGCCCGATCCATACAGAGCTCCGTACCCGGATCCCGATCCCGGAAAGTTCAACGTTATTCCTGTGCTGAAGTAGCTCGGGTGCATCTGGCTCACTATGAACGTGCCCGCTCCTGATCCGTTGCCGAATCCGCCTATGAAACACCCGTTTCCCGAGCCATACCTCGTCCAACGTGCCCACACGCTGAAGAAGAAGTCCTGCGTACCCGGGTAGAAGTTCGAGTTGTTGGGCCACGTGAGGAGGTCGTTCGTGGCGTTGAACAGCGCTGACTGCGTGCCGATCGTGTAGATCGACGTGTCCGCCGTGACGCCCGAGTTCGTTATCGTGTTGCCCAGAAGGTCACTCGTGAGCGAGCGCGCGTCCCACAGGACGTTACTGTACCTCTCGCCCGCGCGCATCGCCGAGTTTACCGTTACAGGTGTTGTGATCGTTATTCCCATGATTTCATCTCTCTTCCCGGCGATTCGTCAGAATAATCTCTCCAAATTCCATACATAATCACCCCGTTACAATATTCAAGTTTTCTTATCGAAACTCCTCTCACGGACCTGCAACCGTCGCCGCGTAGTTCTGCGTCACCTCTGCCGCCGAGAGCGCCTTGGAGTAGAGTTTCGCGGACCTTATGGCGCCGTTGAGGTATCCGTCCCACTGACCCATCACCCACGGTGCGGTGTGATTGTTGTATTGGGGCACCGTCGTCGAGTTGGGACCTGCAGCGAGGGTTCCGTCCACGTAGATCCTGTTGTTCGATCCGTCCCACGTGCAGACGATGTGGTACCACGTTCCGATCGTCGGTCCCGGTGCCCTCGTGTTCACTGTGCCTGCACTCTCGAATCTTATCTGGCCGAAGTAATATTCCAGATTGATGTAGTGGGGTGACTGGTTGTATGCGATGACGCCGTCGTATGAGGAAAAACCGTTCCATTTGACGTATGCCTCGAGGGAGTAGCCCGTCGAGAGGTCTGACGTGTAGTTCGACGTGATGACCCTGCCGTTCGATCCGTTGAAGACCATCGACTTGGTGCCGGAGTCGTACGTGACTCCCCCGTTCATCGTACCCACCACACCGTTCGCCATGTCCGTCCAAGACGTGCCACTTCCTGGGTAGCTTGCTGGATAACGGGAATCGAACCACAGCTCGAGCCTGTCCGTCACGACGGGAGGCGTCACAGGAGGATTGGGCCACTTCGACTTTGTGTCCTCGTAGCTGCTCGACACTTCCGCTGCCGATCTCGCTACGTTGTATACCTTCAGCTCTCCCAACTTCATGTTCGCGGCTGTGCCGTCACCCAGGTTCGTTCCTTCGGTCGCCGCCACCTGGTAGAACAGACCCCTGCCACTCTCGTAAGGCGTCAATCTCGTGTAGGAGGCGGTTGCAGCCAGCGCACCGTTCACGTAGCCCTTCAGCGTCGAGCCGTCGTGAGTGAAGCCCACGTGGTACCAAGATCCTGTGGGTGTTGATATCGATGAACTAACGACGGGACGGCTGATGTTGTTCCACACAGCGAACCTCAGCTTACCTGCCACCATCTCTATCTGAGCGTCATGGTAGCCCGTGTTGATCGCCGCCTGACCCAACTCTCCCAGGAGGACGCCGTTGTCGAGGGGGTTAACCCACATGAACACAGATATCGCCTTGGAGGTGTTGGGCGGAGAGAGCTTAGAGTTGAGGTCCGTGTTCGTGAGAAGGTACTGGTTCGTACCGTTGAAGGTGAGGGAGCCCGAACTGAACGCGGGAGAGTTGAAGAGAGTCGCGTCGCTGTTGCCCGCGAGATCGACCACTGCGCTTCCCGAGCCTACGTAGCACGAAGCGTTCGAGAAATCGTAGTCGAGTATGAGAGAACTAGCGGCGGGAGAAGAACTCGTCAGCGTGTACGAGAATCCGTTCCCGAAACCCATTGTTCCGAAAGAGCCGAATACCTGGTTGAATCCTGTGTTGGACATGTCAGCCCACGCCGGGGAATCCGTTCGAACCAGTTATCGCTGTAAGATTTCTCGAAGGTATCGTGGTGAGGCCACCCACGACAGTGAAGTTGCAGGATGCGCCGCCGCTTCCCGAGATGTAGAGCCTGTCAGTCCTGAGGTCGCCCGAGAACGACTCCGATCCGCTGAGAAAGAGGTAGTTTGAGTTCGAAGGCTTCAGTCCGTTCTCAGTGAAGGAGACGGAGATGACGCCTGACGGTGAAGTGTTCCTCACGATGAGGAACCTCGAGACGTATCCGAAGTTGATCTCCTTGACTTGACCGAGGCTGATTGTTGATGACGTGACGAAGGGTGTGGCAGCGATCTGGTATGCTGATACTGCGCCTTCGCCTTGTGACGGGTAATTTATGGCCATTGACTCACCTTGCTGCCCTTAAGTATTCATCATGATCAACGTTTGTAATCGATGTTCTTCAGAAATTCTTTCATAAATTGACAACAGTTTCTTACGTGTACAATTGCAGGAGATCTTTTTAATGAGCTTCTATTTACGTGGAGTGTCATTGGTTTATCATTAGGCACAGGAGAATACCAAGAATATGTCCGACGATAGAGAGCAGAAGAACGCGATTTTCGCAGCGCAGCAGCAGGTTCCACCCGGTGTCGATCCACGAATGCCACGCTCTTCTCAGGCAGACAAGGTGAAGGCCGATTTCGGTTTGGACATTCCGCAGGAGATCGTTCCTCTCCCCTCCAGCGGCAAGGTCTATCCGCAAGATTCTTCTCTCTATGGATCAGAAACTGTGGAGATTCGAGCGATGACAGCTCGCGAGGAAGACATTCTAACCTCGCGAGCTCTCCTCAAGAAAGGAACTGTCATATCTGAACTCATCAAGTCTTGCATGGTCGACAGAAATATCAACACACTTGATCTCCTCAGCGGCGACAGGAATGCTCTAATGGTCGCGATACGAATCACAGGATACGGTCCTGAGTATGCTGTTGAATTGGAGTGCAACGAGTGCGGCGTTAAATCTCCTCACGAGTTCAATCTCGGAGAACTTCCCATTAAGCGTCTAGAGATAGAACCAGTCCTTCCAGGACACAACCTGTTTGAGTTCAAGCTTCCTTACAGTGGCAAGGTTGTAAGGTTCAAGTTTATGACAGGCCGCGACGAGGAAGACATGTCTCTCCTCGCTGACAAGCAGAAGAAGCTTGGTCTACCCACGGATGCCAATGTGACGACAGGACTTCTCTACTCGATCATCTCTATAGACGGCATCGAGGATAGAGCAAAAATATCAAGTTTCGTCAAGATGATGCCTGCTCGTGACTCTCTCGCTCTCAGGTCTTACATGAAGGACAACGAGCCGGGCATTATCATGAAGCAGGAGACCACCTGTAATTCCTGTGGACACTCCGAGGAGGTGAGCATGCCGCTCGGCGTCACCTTTCTTTGGCCTACAGCCGCAAGATAGAGAAGCGCTGGTCATGGAGCCAGCATTCCTCCTCATGTATTACGGCGGTTTTACCTGGCGTGAGACTCAACACATGCCTGTGGCCTATAAGAGATGGTTCATAGAAAGAATCAACAGGGAGATAACTAGGACTTCGGATTCTGGGCAGACACAGAGCAGAGCAGTGCACCAGAATTCTCCTGAGACACGTTCACTCCAGGGAAAGACGAGAGACTCTTCTCCCTCGAGATTGAGGCGTTTCACGTAATATTGCCGTCATCTTTTTTTATTTCTTCTTATTTACATTCACGAAGAGGAGAGATGCATGGAATCCGATAGAGACGACGAGACACTGACAGAGGGCGGATACCTCAACTTGACAGGCAAGATCATGCTTGCTTCTCTTGGTGCATGGATGTTGGGAAAAGTTGTCAACACCAAGATCCGAGGTAATCAATCGGAAGTGTCTGCCATAACAAATGCTTTGTTGGCTTCGAGGAGATTCCAAGATGAGCTCCGCCGTCCGGGCGCTTCTGTCCAGTCAGTGATCGAGAAACTTCAAGTTAAGAACATGACTGCAGTCGAATTCGAACGTGTTCTCGGCGTTCGTTGGCCCCTCTGAGTATAGGATCAAGTAGATGGCCGGAGAGATGGATCCAAAAGCTGCCGACGAATTGGCAAAATCTGCGCAGAGTCTCAAAGAGTCTGCAGAGTCGACTACAAGATTATACAACGAACAGTTGCGGATCATGACACAGATGCAGAGTCTCATGGCACAGATGGCAATATCTGCTAACAGCATGGGAAATTCTTCAACTGATGGTTTGATGGACCCAGAAAAACTTCGTGAAATAACCAAAGAATTAGAAAGCAGTACATCAGCAATGGAAGATCAAGCTTCCATTGCTAAAAAGCTACACGAGATTTCAACTTCTAGATTGTCTAAGGGACTTGCTGTAGTCGGAATTGGTTTGACGGGATTACGACAAGGCTTTAAGAACTTAGTCGCGCTAGGTAAAGGAGTCTTCAACCTCTTCATGAGTGTAGCCGACGGTCTTTGGGAGGTCACTAAAGCTGTTGTAGCCGTTCCCTTCAAGATGATGCAGGGTCTCTTCAAGATGGCCAACCAGGGTGGAGGAGACACTTCGTATGCCCAAGCACTTGAAAACATCAGAAAAGAATACGGAAGTCTTCAGAGCGATTCTGCAATGGCAATTAAAACTGCCGCAAGAGACCTAAGAACTCTCGATCTCGGTGGAATCTCGACTTATCGAATATTTGGAAATGCAGCTCAGCAGCTTGAGGCAGTGACTAAAATGGCCCAAGGAATGGGTGCATCTTTCCAAGTGTTCGGAGACGAAGTGATGAAGAACGGTGCCGCCATGGCCGCCTACAACAAGGGGCTGGGCATAACCGACGAGATGATGAGCGGTATAGCTTCCAATGCTATGAGGATGGGAAAAGGAATAACCGACATACAGAACGACATGACGAAACAGGCGCTTGGCATGTCTAAGGCCTTCGGAGTCAATGCCAAGGTAATATCCAGGGACATGGGCAAGGCGATGCAGGATCTCGCCCACTTCGGTCACTTGTCAACTAATGAGCTCGCCATCGCCGCGACTTTTGCTAATAAGCTTGGTGTCTCCGTCGATAAGTTGACAGGCATCATGGACGCAACTTCGAC